TCTTATTACCCATAGGTAGGAAAGAGACAGACTTTAGTTTGCCGTCATACATGTGAAGTACCTTGGCAACGTCATCTTTTTCTTTCTTAGCGTCAAACGAGATAGTTACTGACACCGAGTTGTCCGACCAGTAATTCTGTGCCAGAGCAGCTAGGTCAATCTTTTCATAGATGCTGACGTCCTTTTCAGAACGCTTAGCCTGTGACTTGATTGGAAAGAACACTACGCTTGTAGTCTTTGGGGACTCACTTGCTGGCTCTACGACATAACCTGCGTACTCAAACAATGGGAGCATAGGGTCATCGTTAGCAATACGCATTGAGCGCAAGAAGTATTCTCCACCTGGTGTCCAGTGAACGCCTGGGCTTTCTCCAGCTAGCAGACTTACTGTGCCTGACGGCTTGACAGTAGTTGTCTTGATAGACTCACGGATACATAACCACTCGGAGTATGTTTCATCGTAATACTTAACAATGTCGTATCCTGCGTCCATCCAATCGCGGAGCATAGGTAGTCCGTTGATGTCTGCAAAGTTAGCCACACCTGACATGGACGTACCAATACGGCGGTTACGTTGCATAATGGCGTTAGTCTCTTCCCAGTGGGTAGGTAGAAGCGTAACAGTCTTGGCATACAGGTACGCGAACTTGAGTGTGCGCTTGTAGTCCTCTAATGTCTCATGACGGTTTAAGTATGTTTCAACCAAAGTGCAGCACTCAAATGACTCAAGGCTTTGCTCCGCACATGGGTTGTACCCAGCTGCACGCCAATCCTTGTTGGTTACTCCGTCAATCAGACGACCATACTGGCGTGTGACATCCATCCAAAGTACACCTGGTTCACCATTCAATGCGATACCCTCAATGATTCCTGATAGGTCATCGCCTACGGCTACCTCAACTGAGTTGTTGGACATCCAACCCCAACCTGGATTCTTGCGGTCATACGAGTTACGCTTAGGGAACACCTCAGCGTTCTTTAGGTTTAAGAAGTTAGGGTCATCTAACCGTCCCATTAGCAACTCGGCTGAACGGCGTACGTTACCACTAACTACACAGACACCAATAAGGTTACCTACGTCAGCAATGTCCACACGAGTTAGGTCTTCACCATCGCGGTTGTCAAACAAGTCGCGAATATGTTTGTGTAGGGCGATTAGCGGGTCTGGGCCAGCGGCTGTACCACCGAATGTGCGGATAGGTGCGCCTGCTGGACGGATTTCGCTGTAATCAAACTCAATACAGTGCTGGTCTGCACGCAGGTACGAGTTAATTAGATTAACTACTGACTCTACCCAGCCCTCACGGGTGTCTGGGATTACCTCGGTTACGCACTCAGGCTTTGGCTGGTGGATAATAAATCCTTTATCAGCACCCTTGTCGTCAAACCCAACGCCTACACCTAGCATGGAGGCTTCCATTAGGAATGCGAACGGCTTAGCTGGGTTGTGCTTGGTCATTGAGTCTGTGGACACGAATGAACAGTTCTGCAATGCGGCTGAATTTTTTTGCTCGGTGACAATAGGTGTGCCCATGATAAATAGCCCACGACCTGGAGGTGTCCACTTTAGGGTAAATAAACGGTCAAACGCTTCTTTGGCTGATGCTTGTGCTTTGTTCTCGTTCCAAGGCAGACGGTTACCCTTGCAGTGGTCTTTCTGGATTGAATACATACCCTCGATAACACGGCGACATACTTCAACCCATGTCTCTTTAGTGCCATCTTCTTTCTTACGGGAATAAGTACGCAGGAATGTAATCTCGCCTACGGCGTTACCACCTGCGTCTTGGTATCCCCAAGGGACTTGCTTGCCTTCGTAGGATGCTACGAAGTCGTCTGTTAGCTTAAATGTAAGCACGGCTCTCCTATTGTTTTGTTGTTTCTTGGTCTTATGCTGTTCCACAGGGGAACAAAGTGCTGTTAGTTACTAACAGGCTATTCTTCAATTCCTTGCTGGATGATACGAGTTACTTGCTCTTCTGACATTCCACCGTTAGGTAACTCTGTCAGGTTCTGCGCTCGCTCACCAAAAATCTGTGACAAAACACCGCCCCCATTCTTGGCTTCAACCGTCATTTTTATGTACGATGATGAGTCTTCCAAATCCTTGGTTGTCTTTATCATCTTGAACAGTCTATCCATCTCTTGGCTGGTGTTGGGGTCAGGGTACCCACCGTTCATTTCTTCCGCAAACCTTGCAAATGCTATACGTTGCCCCTGCATTTCAATGATGGCGTTCAGTAGTGCGGCTAGCTGTTCCTTTGTCTTTACCTCTACTGGCAGGCTAAATGCGCAGGTATTCTGAGGCTTAAACGCTGGGCAATTAGCGGCTACAAAACAAGTGTCACACATGCGTAAGCTGGTGCTATTGGAACGCATAATTGGGACATCTTTAATGACGTCATACCCGTTCTCATCTTGCTCAACTACTGTTTTTACTTCCACTCCAAAAACGGGAAGTGTCGCCATTTCTGACGAATCCCTAACTTCAAGTTTCCGCATGTTGCTACCCTTGTTCGCAACTACGTCAGTGGTAGTTTCCGCGTTATTGTCACTATGCATGATGTCACTGTTAGTAACTAACTCGTCATCATTTTCTGGCATTAAAAACGGGTTGTTTGCCATGTTAAAACGCTCCTCAAATTGGTCGTACGACCACAAGGCTAGTCTAGCTACCTCTACGGAATCGTCTTCCATAATTTTATCAAAGTCTAGCCCAGCTTTCTCGTACACCGCTTTGTATCTTGGGCGGGCTTGCTCTTTCATCTTCTTTGGATACCGTACTAGCTTGGTTCCGTCCCATACAATGGTCTCTCCACGCATCATGGGGGACAACCAGGACTGCGTACTGGCGGTTTTTACGTTAATCTGGCGTAGGTTATCTGGCTTGGCACAGGCTAGCGCATGGAACTGTGTGCCGTATTGTGTGGTCAAAGCACGGGTCTTGGCTGCCATTGATATGTCGTTCTCAATAATGCTGTACGGGATTGCTACGTTCTTGTACTGCTGGCACATGTCCACAATCTCAGCGTACGAATAGTCTTCTCTAATGGTTGCCCAAAACTTTGGCTCCTCAGACCACGCCGCATCACGTTGCTCGCTTAATGCCATTTTATCTAGCATTGGGTGGTCAATCTCTAAAAATGACTCAATGCGCTCCATGTTATGGGCTAAAAAATCCTCGTATGCTTCTGCAAATTCAGTTAACTCTACGTCAGTTAATTCTGTACCCTCAGGGATACCTGGGTGTACATGTATTTTCATGTACGGTTGGAAATAGTTTTCCAGCATGTACCGCTTAGTCTTTGGTAGTCCGCGCTTGGTTAAACGCCAAAATGACACACCTACGTTAGTAACGCCCATACTTTCTAGGATTACACGATTGCTAGGTACATCTGCGCCTAGGTAAATTAGCTCCATGGGTCATCAGCTTTGTCTACGTAACCGTCAGGTGTAGGCTCTTCTTCTTTAGCACGTTGGTCAGTTTCGTACAGCTTTTGCTGTTTATCCAGCTCTTCTGTAATGGATGCCCAACTACGTACGCCTTCGCGACTACCTGGGCGAAATTCGGGACGGGCATACTTAGGGTTTAGAAACACCAACACTGGTGTCCCTACCTCAAGTAGTTTTCCCGCAATAGTAACGTCTGCCGTTACTACAAACTCAATCTTTCCTTTGCTACGAATCTGGTCAATTTGACGCAATTCAGGTTCACCTAATTCAGTTGGGGAAACCTCAATAATGTCGTCTAGTTTTTTAGCCAGATTGTTAGTCTTCATCCAAATGTCTGTGCGCTCACGGTCGTCAGTTAGCAAAATAACCCTGTTATTTTCGTTAAGGGATTTAAATAAGGCTACGCCCTCAATAATTAACGATTGGTCTTTTGTTTTTCGCAGTACATCGTCTACAAACATTACTATTGACATGACGAGCACCGCTTTCCTGTTCCTGGGGTGTAAACTACACTTGGCTTTAAATCATGGCACTTGTCACATAGTTGTAAAGGCTGTTCCCAGTCGTCTTCACCTGTCACTTTAGCTGGTCCAACCCAGCACCTGGCTCGTTCACCTGCAACCATGCGTCATGCATTGGGGCGTCAATCCAAATTGATTTGTGGTGCTGTAGGATTGCGCCAGTATGCGCTACTAATGGAATTTCAAATTGTTGCAATTTTGAACAAAACGATAGGTCTTCGGATAACCACTTGTTACCTCCAATTGGACCGTCTTGGAACCAGCACCAATCTTGATTTTGGTCATCGTGCCCATCGCGAATCTTCTGCATAGCCTTGCGATGTAGTAGTAAACAACCTGTACCAGCGGCAACTACGTCTATAACTTCGTCTTTAGGGTAACTATCAAATGGTTGAATACCATTGTTTTCGTCTAACTTAAAAATAAGTGGTACTGGACGAAGGTTTAGCCCTTCCCACAATGCGGCAAAATATAAACCTGCTACAGCGGGGCGTTTTACGGAATCTGCGGTTGCGCACAATAAATCAAATGTTGGTACAGAAATACGTTCGTCATCGTCTAGCATAAGTAGCCAGTCATCTGTGGTGTTATCTAAAAAGTGCTTGATGATGATGTTACGGCTTTTTGCTAATAGGCCTGTACCTTCTACGCAAAAATATTGACCTACGCGTGCAGGTTTTTGGCGAACAATTTCAACAAGGCTAAGTGCAAACTCTGTATCAACCTGACCAGTGTGCGCCCAAGCAATTGCTACAGTTTCTTTCGGCTTCATGTATTACTCCAATTGTTAAACCTTAGGTTATTAACCTATCATACTTTATGGAATCCAGAGTTTAAATTCACGGGTAATAATTACCATGTCTTTTGGACCTGCGTGGTAAACCTCAAGGCCTACGGGTTGACCCTTGTTGGCTTTAAAAAACCAAGTGCCAGAATGGATGTTGTCTAGTTCTAGATCAAGCATACGCTGACCTGTAAAGTCGGCGTTTGCAGTTCCAATGTCGCGGGTAAAACGAATCTTCATGTTCTTAGCTCCGCCAAGTTCTTTTACGTTAACGTAAAACGCCCAATTAGCGTGACCTGTATTTTTTGGAACAATTGAATCTTGCGCACCAAAATCTAGCTGTGTCCATACCTTTGGACGAATTGTTTGCGGAGACGGTTTAATCTTTGGGTCTCCAGCTTTCCACGATACATACTCTATACTCATCTTTGAGCCCTTCTAATTAATGTACTAACGTCTGGTAA